GCGGGCGCGGGCTCAATCGCGCGTGGATCGTTGGCTCGGAGGCAGTCCTGTGAACGACGGCAATACCGGCTATCCCTGGTCGACCGGCGATGTGCTGCTGGCGGCAGACCTCAATAGTGCGATCGCCAATGCTGGGGGCGGCGGAGGCGGCAGTGCCGGTGCGGGGTCCGGGGCCATTCGGCTGATGGACCATCTATTTGGGGTGCAGCGTCCTGACGGGGTCGATTGCAGCGCTGCCATGGCAGCGTGCATAGCGGCAGCCGTGACTAACGCTGCCGCCGGATTGACCAGCGTGATCGTGCTGCCAGCCGGCACGGTCGATCTCAGCAGCGCTGTTTTCTACGCGGGCGCGCAAGGCACGCAATATGCTTTCCTGGTTCCTGACAATACCAAGATCGTCGGCCAGGGGATGGACCGGACGAATATCATCTGGAGCCAGAATAATTTTGCCAGCTACAACCTGTTTGGCTCGCTCAACTATGGCTCGCCGACACGCGGACAGAATATTGAGTTTGCCGATTTCACAGTGATCGGCGGCTGGACGCCGACGACCATGAATGTGGGCGGCGGCATCTCGTTTCTGATTTATGACGTGGATAATCTGCGGTTCAGTCGCGTCGGCAATCGCTTCATGCGGGCGCTGAATATCTGCCCACGCGGCTGTCGCAACGTCCTCATCGAGGGGTGCGACACCGCTTATGGGTGCGTCGGCGGCATCAATTTCAGCGGCTGCACCGAGGTGATCTGCGTCGGCAATACATTTCGCTTCCTCGGTGATGATGCAATTTCGGCGCATTCGAACAGCACCGACGATCCAGACTATGTGCGCAGCAGCATCGTGATCGCGAACAACCGTTTTTATAATTGCCTGGGCGTCAGCGCGGGCGGCGCGCGCAACATCACCATCACCGGCAATGTTTTTGAATTGTGCTCCACGCATGCGATCAACCTCTGGACCGGAACCGGGACTGAAGGACTGTCGGCGATGGAGTGCGTCACCGTCGTCGGCAACACGATCCGCAATATGTGGAACGAGGCGAATATCGCTAACTCCGTGCGCCCGACCGGCGGCAGCGTCGCTATCACCGTCACCGAGAATACCGCGCGCAAGGGGCCGCTTGGCGCGATCCCCGGCGAGAACTGGCCGGCCTCGGCAGGAGGCCCGTCGCCAGGCGCGGTGATCTCGCGGCAAACCTATTTCCGCAGCAACACGGCTGACAGCCTGGTGGCGGTTGCCGGCACGCGCGGCATCACCATCGCCGACAACGTCATCGACTGCACATTGCCGCCAAGCGACGGCAGCGCCACGGCAATCGGCGGCACCGGCAGTCTGACCGGCGGCACCATCGATCGCACGAACAAAACGTATTCCAAATTCAGCGATTACGGCATTTCCGGCGATCCGGTTGCGCAAAACAGGCTGTGGGTGCGCACCTTCAACGTCAGCATGCAGCAGCAATGCGGATGGCTTGACCCCAGTCTGCCGCCGCCGCCCGATCCCGGCACGCACTATGCGTTCCGGCCGAACGGTATTTCCCTTGGCGGGAATGGGCCTCTGCGCATGGTGGACGTGCGCGGCAACAACATCAATCATGTCGCCTCGGGCGTAAACATCACGGCGAACTGGTTCATCGGGTTGCGCATTACCGGCAACCGGATTTCCGATTGCGTGGCAAGTGATCCGGCTGCTGTAGTCGTCAATCCGCCCGCGCCGCTGGGGCCATGCAGCGTCGAGATCGACAACAACGTCATCGACGTTGACCCGGATCATCTGTCGCCATCGCGCACCGGCAACGGCCAATGGATACAGAACCCGGTTAACCACGCGATCCTGCTGCAGTCGGGCGGCACGCTGGTCACGGCCTGTATTCACGATAACACCGTGCGCAATGTCGGCAATGTCCTGCAAAACAATACCGGTGCGCAGGTTCAGTCGTGGGGAAACTACCAGGAATATAACCCCGCAACGGGCGCGACGCTGAGTTTCAACAGCGGCATCCAGCACCCTGGTGGTAGCGGTTGGACCACCCGGCAGATCGATGCCGACCCGGCGTCGGCTACGTATGGGAAGATGCTCGGGCTTAGCGTTCTCGACAGCGCGGCCATGCCGGCTACCGGCTATTACAAGCTGGGCAGCGTCGTGCGCAATTCGCAGCCGGTGGTGGATGCCGACAACAACATTCTGGCCGGCTGGGTGAAGGTTGCGCAAAGCGGAACCGCTGGCGGTGTTTTCAGCCCGACTTACGCGCCTAACATAGGCCGCGATTTTGCCGCCCTGACGGAGCTGGGTGCAAGCAACGGGGTCGTGGCGGCGATCGAACTGGCCGCCGCCGGCTCGCTGCGTTTCGAGAACGACGGCACGGCGGGCTGGCCGGTGGCGACGCTGTCGGCACCACCGGCCGGGGGCACGGCTGGCACTCTGGCCATTGCCACGCAGGCGACGGTCAGCCCGGTGTTCCCGACCGGAACGGTCGATTTGTCCAGCACTTACACGTTCGGCAATGGCACGACTGTCGCGCTGATTGCCAATGGCGGCACCGGCCTCGTCGCTGGTCAGACGCTGACTGAATTGAGCGGCCATAGCCCGACCCCGCACAAGGTGGTGGTGAACACAGTCTCGGCGGGTGCGGCGACCAATCTTTCCTGGAGCGATGGCGGCGGCAGCACCGGTTACGGCTACACCTCATACCCGCCATCACCAGCGAATTTCACCGGAGGATTGAGGCTCTATCTGCCCCTGTTCACTGTGTTGGCCGGGTCGTCGATCTCGATCGTGAGCGGCGGCTACTACGCCTCCACGCGCCCCACCGTTTCGTTCGCGCCGGCTCCTTACCAGAACACCGCCAGCCCGACCGTGAAGATGGGGGCGTCATGGTATGCGGACGCGGCGGGCGCGCACGGGACTATCGCCGCCGACGCTGTCGCGATAACTCCGGCCCCTGGCGACAACGATACCTCGGTCGCCACCACCGCATTCGTGCAGCAAGCGGTTGCGACAGGGACGGCTGCGATCGTGAGCCAGACCATCGCCACCGTCACCGCCAACACCGTCAGTGTCCCGGCGGGCACCAACTACATTGTCGTCTCCGACAGCATCAACCCGGTCAACACGCTCACGGTCGGCGGCGGCACGCTGGCGGACGGTTATGATCTCTGGATGTCGTTCCCGAACGGCGGCAACTTTGCGGGCGTGCCCGTTTCAGCGCACGGCAACCTGACGCTGAAGACGCTGGGTGGTGGCTGGTCGATCCTGGCGAAGTTCGGGTGACGCGATGACCGCAATCAACCCCATCCCGAACCACATCAGCGCCCTTGGAGGCGGCCCCGACACCGGGCAGAACGATCTGATACCTGCGCTGCACCTGTGGCGGTTAGCCACCCCCGGCATCAAGACGGTAGCCATCATCGGCGACAGCACCGCGGTCGATACGCTGGGTCCGTCTCTCTATGATCCGACGCAATGTATCTGGGGCGCGCTGAAAGCCGAGTTTCTGCGGCGCAACCCGAATGTAAGGTTCAACTTTGTCAATCGCGCCATCGCAGGCTCGAACTGGGGCAACCCGGTGCAGACGGGCACGGCGATGAACAATCCCAACATCCCCGCGTGGTTCACTGACTATAGCAAGGTCTGGCTTGATTATGTGCAGGCTGTTCTTCCCGATGTCCTGTGCTGGGTGCATGGAACCAACTACCCTGACGCAGGCCAGGCAGGCGGCAGCGGCGTCGCTGTGTTCATCAACCAATGTTTCACCTACATCAACAACTGGCCGAAAATCCCGCACATCATTTTGCTGACAAATAAGGTCGCCAACCCCGGTGCGGGCAGCTCCTTTGTCCTCACCCAGGAAGCATACAAAGCGGTTTCGGCGTTTCAGCGCACGTTCGCCCGCTCCGGTGGACGTGGCTACGCGGCATTTCCGCGCATCGGTCCCGTGGGCCTGATTGATCTGGGGCGTCAATACATGGCGCGGGCGCTGGGAAAAGACCTGGCGCATCAATACATGTCGCGCGTTCCAGGTTCGATCGTGAACGGTCTCTCGCTCTCGGCAACTCCCGTCAACCTTGGCACCACGACCGATGGCGACCTGAGCATGACGCTGGTGTTTCCGGGCGGCGGCGGGACAGCGATGTATGCCGCCGGCATCTTCGGCATCACCGTCAACTGCACCAACTTCATCAGCAACCGTCTGCACTTCGTGATCGGCAGCACCGGCAACTGGCTCACGAACTATCAGCTCGTGGGCAGTGACGCCGATCCTGTTCTTGCAGGGCAAAGCTACACGCCGCCAGCCGGCAACGTTACGCTGGCGATTATACTGAAGAACGACACCATCCGCGTCTCCATCAACGGCAATTATGTCATCGACACATCAGCGCCGCGCCTGATCGCGAACTGTGCGGTGTCGATTACGGCGACCGCACCCGTGGGCAACTCCTTTCCCTTCAACGTGACTGAGTTCCTGGAGGGCATAGGTGCGCCCGTGCTCCAGGCCCTCGACCCCTTGACTGCCTTCGGCGCCGACAACGGGCCGACGGCGGGCAACAACAGCGTGCATCTATCCAGCACCACAGTCGCGTTGATCGACTACCAGACGATTGCCACAACGAACCTGTCAGCCCCGCAGCCGACAGCGGCACAAACGAAGGAGGATGACAGCATGCAGATTTATGTGGACATTTCTTCGTCGCCCAACACCGCGAACGCGAACGAAGAAGCAATCAAAACCGCGCCGATCCTCGCAAACCAACTAAAAAATATTGGGGACGTGCTGGAAATTGAAGCCTGGGGCACGATGGCTGCGACTACCGACAGCAAAAGCATCCGGTTGCGCTACGGTGGACTGACTGGCCTTGACGGACAGACGGTCGTCCTGAACACCACTCTCTCGGCGGCTGGTACGACATGGTATGCGAAGGGGACTGTCGCCAAGAGCGGAAACAACACGCAGTCGTTAAGCGGCTTCAGCAATATTGCAACGGTAAATTACAATACATTTTACACCACGTATGGACAAAACGACACCGTGCCTACGTATGTGGCAGTCTGCGCCAAGAACAACACAACACCCACTGCGGCTTCCATCACCTGCACCGGGCTTCGCGTCTCCTACATTCGAGCGCCGGGGACCTGACCGCAGCGGTCTCTGGAGTGCTGAACCTGTGCCCTTGAACGCGCGACATGACAGTTTCCGGGGTGCTGAACCTGTGTCCGTAGTCCTGATCTGGAGACCAAGCAATGACAGTTCAGCGTGACGTTGGTGGCAGCGCCGTGCAGGCCGCACGGCCTTATCTCTCGCAAACCGTGGCGATCGGGGGGTCGAGCGCGCCGAGTGCCGCGTTCGCTGTCAACGCCGAGCAGCGGACCTACGCGGGGACTGGCGTAGCCATGCCGGCGAACCAGACGCAGCATGTCCGGCTGGTCGCCACATCGGATTGCTGGATATCGTTCGGCGCGGCCCCGACGGCGGTGGCAAGTGGAACATCCTCGATCTTCCTGCCCGCCGGGGTGCCGGAATATTTCTGGGTTTATCCCGGCGAGAAGGTGGCTGTAATTCAGAGCACGGCGGCCGGCTCGCTGAACATCGCGGAAATGGTCGCCTGATGTTTTTCGGGGTGGGCGGGGTCGGCAGGCTTGGGGTCGCGAAGGCGGGCGGCAAGGCCGGTCCATCGTTAGACCTGAGTTTCATGGCGCCAGGTTCGTTGCCGTCTGCGGTGACGTTCACCCGTGCGTCCACCGCGACCTATTTCGATGTGGCGGGCGTGCTGCAAACGGCAACAACCAACACACCCCGCTGGGATTACGATCCGGTGACGCATGTGCTGCGCGGGCTGCTCCTCGAAATAGCACGCACCAACCTGCTGTTGAACAGTGCGGCGCTCGGAACCCAGTCTGTCGCCGTAACCGCACAGCCATACGTGCTTTCATTCTATGGCACGGGCACGGTAACCTTGAGCGGCACATCTACGGCGGGGCCGTTGACGGGGACCGGTGCATTCCCGCAGCGGGTTTCGCTGGCATTCACGCCGACTGCCGGAACGCTGACGCTGACGATCACCGGATCAGTGCTGAATGCTCAACTGGAAGCCACGCCGGTGGCGTGGGGAAATGTCGCGTCAAGTTGGATATCCACGGCGGGAACGACCGTTGCCCGTTCGGCGGATCAATGCACAATCCAGCCAGCAAATATGGGCTGGTTCGTACCTCCCGGTGGTTCCTGGGCGGTCGAATTAATCAATCTATCGCCGTCAGTCACGAGCACTCATCGGATCGTAGGGCGTCCCGACGTTTCCGGCAGTCCGGCGGCAATCACGTTGCTGCCCTCCGGGCCGCCGCTTGGTGTCGGGCAGTTTGACGGCGTTGGCAGTGTGATTGCGCCAGGTTCCTCAGTCGTCAACGCTACGTCGAAAGCCGCGACAACGTGGGCAACGGGATCAGCGCAAGCGTGCATAAATGCGGGCACGGTTACGAATAGCGCCGCGTTGACCAGCGGTTATGCTGCGTATGCGACGCAGGGCGTGTTCTTTATGACCAGCGTCGCAAACTCAGCCGAGTCGGTGGACGGCTATCTGCGCCGGGTCCGCTACTGGCCGCGCGCATTGTCCGCTGCCGAGCTGCAGGCGGCGACGGCATGAAAATACCCCTGACCGGCGGCGCGTATCAGGCGCGCAGCGTCATTGCGAGCGCGCAGCGCTGTTTGAACCTTTTCATCGAGCCGCAGCCGCCGCAGGACGGTGAGCCGATGCCGGCCGCGCACTACCCGACGCCGGGGCTGCGCCTCTTCGCCTCGGTGACAGGGGGGCCAGTTCGCGCCCTGCGTCAGGCGAGCAACAGCAACATCTATTTTGTGGCCGGGCAGGGCGTATACCGTCTGCTCCAGCCTACACCCGCGCACCTCGGCGACATCACACCGGGGTTGACCACACAAGTGAGCATGGCCGACAACGGGATCGACATGCTCATCGTCGACGGCAGCTCGGGTGGCTGGTCAATCCATCTCGCTGACGACACGTTTGCGGCGATCACCGACCCTAACTTCTTCGGCGCCGATCGCGTCGACTATATCGACACCTACTTCGTCCTCAACCGGCCCGGCACGCAGCAGATGTATTGGAGCGGTGCGCTGGCGCTCACATTCGACGCGCTGGACGTCGCCTCCAAGAGCGCCGCCGCCGACCTGCTGGTGACGCTGGTCGTGGCTAAGAAGGAGATCATCCTGGTGGGCGAACGCACCACCGAAATCTTCTACGACGCCGCCGTGATCGACCCCACGACCGGCTTCCTGCTCTCGCAATTTGCATCGGTGCAGGGCGTGTTCATCGACTATGGGACTGCGGCCAGATATTCGGTCGCCGGCAATGACAACAGCGCCTTCTTCCTGAGCCGCGATCGCACCGGCAAGGGCATCGTCCTGATGGTGGCGGGTTACACGGGCAAACGGATTTCGACCTTCGCGATCGAGGACGCGATCCGTAGATACCCGCGCATCGATGACGCGATCGGCTTCTGTTATCAAATCGGCGGGCACATTTTCTACGTGCTGACGTTCCCGGCGGCCGACCACACCTGGGTCTACGACCTGCTTACCGGGGAATGGCACGAATGGGCCTGGGTCGACGGCAACGGTGTGGAACACGCGCACCGTGCAGTATGTGCCTACCCCTCTGCCGTCGGCCTGCTCGCGGGTGACCGGCAATATGGCAATATCTACACGCTCGACCCCGACGTGCACAACGACGCCGGCTGGCAAATCAAGCGCGAGCGCTCGTTCCCGCACTTGATCAGCGAGGCGCGGCGCATATTCTACCGGGAATTTCTGGCGGATATGGAAACCGGCACCGGGCCGTCGATCGATGCGCGCGACAACCTCGTCGGGCTGTCGTGGTCCGACGACCGTGGAAAGCATTTCGGCAACCCCGTGCCGGTCTCCTTCGGCGGCCTGGGCAACAGCCAGACCAGTCTGCAGTGGCAGCGCCTCGGCATGGCGCGCGACCGGGTATTTAAGCTGACCTGGTCGATCGATGCGCCGTGCGCGCTGCAGGGGGCGTGGATCACATTTGACCTGGGGGACGATCCCAACCCCGCGCCGAAGCAGTCGAGGCAAACCGCATGACCATTCCGTCTCTCGTTCTCAATCCTTTGCAGTTCTGCGATCAGAACGGAAAGCCATATGCCGGCGGCATGATTTACACGCGCATCATGGGCACCTACACACCAAAAATTACATGGAAGGACCCTTGGCAGAGCGCAGTGAACGAAAACCCTCTGACATTGGATGCGGCCGGACGTTGCGAGATCTGGGCCGATGGCGATTATCAAATCCAGCTCAATGACGCCGCTGGCAATATGATTTTCAATGTCCCGGCATCGACCATCATTTCGGCGGCGATGTATCCGGTGGTGAGTGCACCGACGCTTCCCGACGCCGTGGCGGCGCTGGGGGTCGGCGATTTGATTGCCGTAGAGACGTCGGCGCGGGTCGCTGCCGACAACACCGAAGCTACCACCCGCCTGGAAGTGGATGCTGACCTGCATACACTTATCAACGCCGAGGTGACTGACCGGACCAACGCGGACAATACCGAAAAGAACGAGCGCGTAACCGAAGACCTTACGCTGCAGGCGCAGATCGATGCGCTCTCTATGTCTGGCTCACCCGCAACGTACGCGCAAGCGGGCCGGTGGACGTTAAACTGGACCGGCGCATCCAATAGCGCTTTCGTTGGAATTGCATTTCCGGTTGCATTTCCCACCGCTTGCGACGCGGTAGTGGCGACGCCGGTCGATACCTCGTTTTTGAGCGTCCCGTCCGGCTTCCTTACATTGACTGCCGGCTCGCTGACGACGACGGGGGCGAACATCGAGGGAGTATTGGCCGCAGCGCCCACCGTTGCATGGTCGACGGATTTTAACTGGGTCGCGGTTGGCCATTAGATGGCAGCCCCCAAGGCCACACAGTTCAGCGCGGCATTCCCCTCGGCCCCTCTGCTGGATGACGCGACCGGGTTGCTGAACCCGGCCTGGCGCGGCTTCTTCCGGGCGCTCTATGCGCGCACCGGCGACGTGCACGGTGTCGACCTCGATGCCATCACCAGCTCGCTGGTGGAGGCCGACAACGGGCTGGCCACCCGTGACGACCAGCTTGCGGCATCGATCCTCGCCGAGACCGTCGCCCGCCGGGCTGCCGACAGCACCGAAACGGCGGCCCGCGTGGCTGCGGACACGAACCTGCGGGCTGCCATGCTGCCGTTGAGCGGCGGCACTCTCTCGGGCCCTCTGACAGGCCCGGCGGGCACGTTCACGACGCTGCGGACGGGCGGCGGCACCGGCCCGACATGGACGGCAGGGGCTGCGCCGCCAACTGCCTCAGCACCCATTGGAAGCCTCTACAGCAATACCAGCGGGGCGGTCGGGGCGACGCTCTACGTGAGCCGGGGCGGCGGCGTGTGGAACGCGGTGGCGTGATGCGGTTTGCGTTCGACGAGGTGGAGTATTGCCATCAGGAGCTCGACGCTCTGTTGATGGAGCACATGCCCCGGCCGGCCGAGCGCGAGCGGATGCTGCCTATGCGCGTCGACTGGCTGGCGTTCCGGCGGCTCGAGCATGCCGGTGGTGTGGTGCTGGTGACTGCACGCGATGATGAGTTTGGCGGCCGGGTACTCGGCTTCGTGCTCTATTTCGTCGTTCCGAACATGCACCACGCCGGCACCATCATTGCCGCGTGTGACTTCCTTGTTGTCGCCGACGACATGCGGGGTCTGGGGATTGCAGCCAATCTGATGAAGGTCGCCGAGCCGATACTGCGCGAGCGCGGCGTCAGCTTCATCACGCATATGTTCTGCGTTTGCTACGACACGCAGCCTTTGTTTCCGAAACTCGGTTACGCGCTCATCGAGCAGGCTTACTTGAAGGAACTCAGGTAATGGCAATCGCGGCAGCGGCAGCGATCGGCGGCAGCGCGCTGATCGGCGGCATCACCTCGATGATCGGCAGCTCGCAGGCGGCGAGCGCCGCCAAGCAAGCGGCCAATCAGGCGCAGCAGCGCTACATCCAGACCCGTTCGGACCTGACGCCCTACAACACCGCCGGCCAGGCCGTGTTGCCGACGATGAATGCGCTGGCGATGGACCGCACGGGTGGCGGGCCCGACTACATCTCACGCGCCGACGCGATGCTGCCGCCGCAGATGACGCAGGCCGAGCTCGAGGCCACGCCGGGCTATAAATTCGCGCTCGATCAAGGCATCAAAGCGGCGACCGGCAGCGCCGCCGCGCGGGGCTTAGGTGTCAGCAGCGGCGGCGATATCAGGGGTATTACGGGCTACGCCACCGGCCTGGCCAACAGCACCTACAAGGATCAGTTCAACCTCGCGCAGCAGCGTTTCAGCGACGTCCTCGGGCTGAACACCGCGCAGCAGAACAACCTCACCAACCAATACAGCCGTGCATCGGGCCTGGCCACGCTCGGCGAGAACGCGGGCGCGCAGACCGGCACGGTCGGCGCCAACCTGGCCGGCACATCCGCCAGCATGATCAACCAGGCGGGGGTCGATACGGCGGCCGGCATCAAAGGCATCGGCAGCGCGGCCACGGGGGCCGCGCAGAACTACCTCGATTATACGAATTTCCAGAAATATCTGGACGCCAGGTCGGTCGGTGGCGACACCGGTTGGTATGACCCAACTACTCAAAAAGGGTAGGCGCTCATGAGCGACAGCATCAACGCCTTGATCGCCGGGCAGCACAACGCCAGCGTGATAGACAGCCTCGCTAACCCGCCGCAGGTGAATGTGCTGGGCTCGATCACGCGCGCCAGCGAGGCGGCGCAGGGCGTCATGCGCATGCGCGCGCTGCAATCGCAGCAGGCGTGGGGCGAAGCGCTGCAGCAGGCGACCGGCTCCGACGGCACGGTCAACTATCCTCTGGCGACGTCGATCGCGGCCGGGCGCCCGGATGCGGCGATGGGCATGGCGGCCGGATTGGAGGGCGCGTCGGGGCGGATGAACGAGCAGGTCAGCCGGGGGCACATGCTGCTGGGTATGATGCACGGTGCTGTTGGCGCGCTCGATGAAACCACCACTCCACCTGCACAGCTGCGAACACAGCTCAACGCCACGTTCGACAGGCTTGAAGCGGCCGGTGCGCCGAATGTGGCGCAGGAACGAGCGTTGATCCCGAAGAACGATGCCGATCTGCCTACCTTTATTCAGCAACTCAGGCGGTCGGGGGACGCGGCAGTTAGTCAGACTGGCCTACTGTATGGCACTACCGGGCAAGTTTCGACTGGAGGCGCTTCGGTGCCGTATGTGCAGGCACCGGCGAGCCGAGGTGGTGTGGTCACCGCTGCGCCGGGGGCAATCCAGATGGGCCTGACGCCCCAGGAGGCGACCGAGATTGTCCAGGTCCCTGAGCGTGATGCGCAGGGCGTGCCGACCGGCAAGACAATCCCGATGGCGAAGGGCGAGCTTTACGACATGCTGAAGATACCCTGGCGCGGTGGCGGGGCCGCCGGTCCTGCTGCGACGCCGGCCAAGCCAAACAAGCCAGCCCCCGCTGCAGCACCGGCAGTAACACCAGCGGCAGCGCCAGCCTCAGCCGCGACCGCGCTGCCGGGGTGGCGTGCCGATTTGACGATATCCCCAGACGAAAAATTCAGGCTCGACCAGGCGGGGGGACAGTTCCAAAAAGAAGGGGATGCGGGAGCGGCTGCGGTTCAGCAATCGGCATTGCTCGGCAACATGCTTGCAGACTTGGCTGGATTTACTCCAGGCAAGGGCGCGGACTGGCTGCAGCAACTCCAAAGCAGGGCACAATATTGGGCGCCAGGGCTGGCAAAATCTCTCAACATTGAACCTGGCGCTCTTTCCGCCAAGGAAGGTTTTGATAAGTTCGCGGCGCAGATAGCCAACGCACAAGGCGCGCAAAGCGATAAGAGACTGGCTGTCGTGGAAGCAGGCACGCCTCATTCGGAGATGACGCCGGCAGGTGTGGATAAGATCATGCGCCAGCTACAGGGCAACTCGGATTATATGCAATATCGTGCGAAAGCTGCAGCCAACTATCCGAAACAGTATGACTATCGCAGGTTTCAAATCGAGATGCAGGACCTCGATCCGCGCGTGTTCCAGATGGCACGCATGACCGACCCGCAGCGAAAAGAATATTGGACACAACTGGATAGTGCCGCCAAGACCGAGGTGGGGAATGCTATCCGGAAGAAGGTCGAATTTGATAAGCGGTTGACAGGTAAATAGATGCCGGACCTGACACAGATCACCTCGCCGTCCGGTGCCAGGTTCACCGTCGCGAAAGAGGCGGCGGACGCGTTCAGCGGGTTCCTCTCGGACCTTGAGAAATCAGGATACAAGATCGATCAGAAGACATCCGGCGGCTACAACTCGCGCAACATCGCCGGCACCGACACGCCGTCGCAGCATTCCTTCGGGCGGGCGATCGACATCAATCCGGCGGCCAACGCGCGCGGCGCGAAGACACCGAGTGATCTGCCGGCGAACGTCAACGACATCGCGGCCGCGCACGGACTGACCTGGGGCGGCACCTGGTCGGGCGACACGCGCGATCCCATGCATTTTGAACTAAGTGGAAACATGGCAACAAAGAAAGCTGCGTCAGACGACGACGTGCTGAAGCTGCTGCCGGCGGCCCCGCAGCCAACCGCCCCGACCGCGGCTGCGCCATCGGATGACGACGTTCTGAAGCTGCTGCCACCCGCGCCAGTTGCTGAAACACCGTCCGTGACGGGATCGCCGACCACCGGGTTTCTCGGCGAAGGTTCGCCGGCAATGCAAGCATGGCGCAGCTATCAGGCGGCAGGCTCGCTCCACAATTGGCTCGCGCCGGCTCCTGACACGGAATACAGCAGCACGCCGTTGGTGCCTTTCGCGAAGGACACCAAGACCGGCGAAACCCGATTGGCGCTGCCCGGCCCGCTTCGCAATTTCCTCTATTCGGCCACTGGCGACCTTAGTGAAGGCATGACCGCTGATCCGACTACTGGTCGCTTCGGCACCACGCCCGAGATGGGCTCCGCGATCAATATGCTGGCGGGGGCCGGCGCCAGGCCAACAGGGTTTAGTCGCCCCCTGAGTGCTGTTCCGTTGGCCGAGCGCGAGGCAGCGGCGGCGGGTAAACCGCCGCCAGAAGCGCCGTATGAGTTCCGCGACATCAAACCAGTTGCGCCAGGCCCGAGCGACAGACCGACCGGCCCGTCTGAACGCGTGCCGCCTGATTTACCAACGGAAGCAGTGCGGTCGTCGGCAACGGCTAAAATAGCGGAAGACGCCCGCTACGGTGATGTGACCAGATCGTCGGACATCACATCGATGGATGCGGTAAATCGCGCGGTTGATAATGCTATCCCTCAAGACGAGGCCGCAGCCGCGCGCCGGGAATTTGGCAAGGATAGTGTGGTCACAAAACAGATTGACAATTTGCAGGGCATCAAAGACCGCGAGCTGACCGTGCAGAGATGGAAGGGATATGACCAATCGTTTTCTGACGATATTCAAACGCTAATTAAACAAGGCAACAGCGCCGCCGCCCGACAACTGCAAATCATTCAACAGCGAATGCGCAACCAAATCGAAAACCCATTCGGGGATGATCTGACATCGGGGGACGGCAATGGGTTTGCTAGCCTCAAGGCTGCCCGGCAGACGAGTGCGCAGCGACAGAAGATGGAAGACGTTGAGCGCATGATGGCTCTGGCGAAGGGTCGGAAGGTGCCGCAAACGTCGGTGCAAAGCCAGATCACGAATTTCAAGAACAATGAAGCGAAGTCGCGTGGCTGGAGCGATGACGAAATGGCTGCGCTGACAAAGGCTGCCGAAACTGGCGAGTTTGGGGATTTGATGCACACGCTGGGGAGCAAACTTGCTCCTGCGATAGGGTTGGGCCCGGCAATTGCTGAGAGCCTGTTTACACATCAGGCTCCATCTGCCCTTGGTATGGCCGCCGGCGTCCCCGTGGCAACTGCCACATACTACCTCGGAAAGGGTGCACGCGGCATCGAGAACATGCTGTTAAGGCGGCGGATGCAGAATGCCCTGGATGTCCTCGGGCAAAGTGTTCCGACCAATCCACTAAACATGCCGCCGTAAATGCCTTTTAATTGAGGCGCGTACGCTCTCGAAACCGATACGGATCAGGACGCTCGACGCATATACGATGAAGACGACGAAAAAGGCCAAGAAGAAAGGAAAGAATGTCATCACCGCACCATCGCCCGCAGGCCGAACGCCCGGCTGCGGGCCAGATTGCCGACAGCTGGCGGGTTGCCGCCGATCACCTCCGGCACGCCGGCCCACAGGGCGACCGACAGCTTGGCGTCGATCGTGGCCAGCTGGCTCATGAGTGCAACCGCAGCAGCAGGGCTATGAGCGTCCCGCCCAGGGCCGCCCCGGCCGCCAATAGCGCAGCCCCCGCTGTCAGGCCCTGGATCACCAGCCGCCGGGGCTCATAGACGCGCAGCTGCCGCACCTGCTCGGCGCGCTGCTCGAGGTCGAGGAGGAGCAGGTCCCACTTGGCCCGCTGCTGCTGCTCGGGCGTCGGCACGGTGGTGGCACTCATTATGGTCCCCTAAGTGTGCATTGTGCGCAATGCGCGCAAGGGGCCACGGCTGTCAACACACTCCGGGGAGACGATCGTGAACATCATCATCGTCCTGCTGATCATCCTGCTGCTGTTCGGCGGGCTCGGCTATCACGGCGAGTGGCACGCGACATACCCGGCAGGCTACTACGGGGGCGTCAGCCTGCTCGGTGTCCTGCTGGTGGTCCTGCTGGCGCTGTGGCTGACCGGGTATCTCTGAGCTGCTCGCCTGCGCGACGGATTATACCAAGGCGGTTAGAAGCTGACCGGGCGCCCCGGCCGCGATGGACCCCACAGGCTCCGGCGCTATTGTCTATTTCCTGGACCCCACGAACGGGCCAAAATCCAAGCACGAGATGCACGCATTGTGCAGGAATGCCCGTATTTGCTCACTCCTGACACCAACAACATTACGCCACTAAGACTGCAAGACAATAGCGGAACTGAGGAAAACCGGGGGCTACAGCGAGATTTCAAGACCCCGTTGAACCCCGGTGAACCCCGGGGTCCAAAGCCAGACTTAATGGCGGACTGTGCCGTTAATGCAGCTGACTATCTCTTCCAGCACGGTGACCGTCCGCTTAAGTACGTCACGCAGCCGGGCTGCCTCCTCTTCTTTCCGCCGCTCAATCCGATCCATCGCTGCGCAGGCCAGACACTCTTCGTCGAGCGATTTGCCGTGCGCACACCGTTTCGCCATCACCCCACCCCGAGCTCGCACATCAGCACATCAGACGGCTCGAAAACTTGAGCTGTGATGCCAGATCATCGACGTCGAGTTTTGTGTCTCCGATCCCGACAAACTCGCCTTCATCATCATAGATTTCCGACCCGACAACGACCCCGTTGCCGGCGAACGGTTGGTGACCGCAAGGCTCGAGGTGAAAGAAGTGTCGCGGCATCTTGAGCAGAGCTTCCTCGTCAACGAAACACACGTCGCCGGTCGGCCATTCCCACGCCGCCTCAACAAACCCCCCGACCAACGCCTGCAGTGACTTCAGCCAGCCTTCGGATGCGAGGTTGAGCGCGCGCAGCCGCCGCGTGGCGACATCGATAAAAATGACCTTCGGCATTCAGCTCCCCTCATTGCACGCTCACGAGCTCCCAGAGCGTTTCGCCTTTTTCATTCTTCCCGATCGCCCTGAAGGCGCGACCTTTCACCACAACCCCTTCGACGCGTCGCAGCAGGCGCTCGACCTCCTCGGCCGTGACGGGCCGATCGGTATCCATGCGCAGCACCTTGCGCAGCAGGGCTTTCTGGGCATCGGTCATTTCACACGATCCTCTTCGCACACCAGCACATCGGTCTGCGCCGCTTCCTCGGGCGATGCCCCGTGCTGGTAGTAGGCGCCCAGCGCATCATCGGAAAACATCTGCGCCCAGGCGCCGGCATCGACCGCTTCCCACCCCTGGCGATCGCAGGCGAAGCGCCGGAACTCGGCGAGGTAGGCCTCGAGCCACTGCTGGCGGTCGGTCATATCAACTCCTTTTCGACCGCGAGCCACCTGGGCATCGTCATGGTCCCATTGACCGGGTCCCATATGACGTCGCTTTTATGGAGCCAGACCACCCGCGAACCTTCCTTGAAGCGGATGAAGAACTGGTAGGCCCCTTCGGTCTCGGCCCACAATTTACCGGTGAACTCGACCGGATCGATTTCGCTCATACCCCCACCCCGGCCGCCGTTTCATCGCCGTCGATCAGCATCCCCAGCCGCTGCACCGCTGCTTCCGCGTGTAACTTTGCGCGCGCCATCTCCCGGCGGCATTGATCGTCGTTCGCGGCCAGGGCCGCAGACGACAGCATGCTCGCCGCGTCGCAGAGCTCGATGGTCGTCAGGGTCAGGCGCCTGTTTTCGGTCGGGGTCATGCTGGCACTCCTTCATTGCACACAGACACGGCACTTTAGCCGTCCGATCGCGTCCACCCGGGTGTCGCGCGGGACCCAGCCGGTTTCAAACTTGATGCGCAAATCTTTGAGCGCCGCCGGCTGGGTATCGCGCGCTGGCGAACGAAAGGTGTGACCGGTGTCAGCCTCCCACTGCTCCCCCTCGAGGTAGCTCGGGAGGTCGTCGCGCCACAGCTCGTGCCACTCGATCAGACGCTGGAAGAAACACAGCTTGCAGTCGGTCCTGATCGGGATTGCCTGCTGCCGATCGGCGAGGAACCGCCGCACGTCGGCCAACCCCATGCCCGCCTCGCGCAGCGGGAAAATCATCTTGACATCCAGCACGTCTTGGTAATCGCCGCCCTCGCGTTCCTCCTCATCGGCGCGCAGGCCCACGTAGAACCGGGCGGGTGCATGTTGCAGGAGATAGGCGGCGAAGGGTTCAATCTTGAGGACGCGCGTGCACCACCGCTGCCGCCAATTTGGCAGCGCGTTCCACTGCTCCACCAGTCCGGCCAACCCACCCTGATACATGATCGGCAGGATCGGGCCGATCCGCCCGGCGAGGGCACGCATGTGCGCGAACCAGGCCGCCGGCTCGTTCCCTGTCGGCGTGCACACCCAGGTAAATTCAACATCGGGCTGCGTCTCGCGCAACAACAGCGCCATCGCCACGCTGTCCTTACCGCCAGAGATTGCACCAATGTGTTTCATTTCACGTAGCGCAGCCCCCGGCTCTCGGTCGGTGTCATGATGGCACTCTCCTGTTTCAAAATGGTTCGCACTCCATCCACGCCTTCACGAACTCCGCCGCGACGACCGGATTGATCGCGTTGCCGTAGGCGCGCAGCTTGGCCACGTCGCCGGGACGCCGTTGAGCCAGCGGGAAAATTCCGGGTTGAGCAGGCCGGCGCTTGCCGTCGAGGCAGTCGATCCATTCAAGCTCGCGCCAGGGATCGCGGGGGCCGCGAGCCACGCCTGACGACCCAGCAGCGCGTTCGTCTCCACGTTCGGCGTCGGCGTGTCCTTCCAGTCGCGCGCCGATGGCGTCGCCCAGCCCGCCGTGTGAACCTGCACCCGCAGGACATTCGGATCGCGCGCCGCTTCCGCCGGGCTCACACCCGCGTGCTTCCCGTCCTGCGAGGTCGGCGTGCCCCAGCCCGCCAGCCGTGTCGTATCCCCCAGACCAAAGCCCGTCGTTCCTCCGCGAGGACCGGCATCGGAATGCCGTGGCGTCGGCCACCCGGCGAGCGCTGCCGTCTCGTTGAGATACAGCGGTACTGAGTTCTGGCCGTTCGATTTGCGGAACGCCAGTCGCTTCGTCATCGTCTCTTCGTTGCTTTTCCGCTCGACTGACATCGGCGTCGGCCACCCAGAAGAGCCGCTGCCTGATGTTCGGTGCGCCGACGCCCGCAGAGCACAGATCGGCGGCCCCGACGGCATATCCCAGCGCTTCCAGGTCAGCGCGTACAGCTCCGAGCCACTCCCGGCCAAGGCGGCTTGCAACTTGTTCCCCAATGACGACTGGAGGGCGGCACTCCGCGACGAGGCGACGGAACTCGGGCCAGAGGTGCCGGTCGTCGGCAGTGCCTTTTCCCTGCCCGGCGACGCTGAAGGGCTGGCAGGGGCAGGAGCCGGTCCAGGCGGGGCGATCGTCCGGCCATGCAGCACTTCGAAGAGCGTGAGACCACAGGCCGAGGCCGGCGAAGAAGTGGCATTGCGTGTATCCACGCAGATCGACAGGCGCCACGTCGCGGATGCTGCGTTCGTCGACATCGCCCGGCACAATAAGGCCGGCAGCAACGAGGTTGCGCAGCCACCCCGCGAGGTATCGGTCGTTTTCATTGTAGTATGCTTTCATTTGACATAGCGCAGGCCGCGATTGCCCCTGGCGCTGAGCGGAAACCCCTTCGCCCAATCCGGCGCGCCGCACATGATTTCAATTTGCTCGCCGATCGTGCCGCGAAAACCCGGCGGCTCGCAGATGATCTCGTCGTGCACGAGGGCGATCGGCCGATAGCCTGCACGCTCGAGGCCGAGCATGCCGTGCACCAGCAGATCGCGGCACAGGCCCTGCGCCGCGTTCTCGGTCAGGCGCCCGCCGTATGTCTGACCGCGCTGCCACTTCCGGGTCTTGGCGTTGACCTCCATATAGGTCAGCTTCTCGCCGCCATACTTTTCGTTTGGTTCGATGAGAGGCTGCGAATACCAGATGCACCGGCCCGACGGCAGGCGCATGCGCAGCCACTTGCCCTCGCGCCGGAACCGGATGTGGCCGATGTGCGTCACGGTGCCAGGCAGCTGCACGGCGCCGATCGCCGCCCGGTTCATCTCGCGCCACAACCTGGGGATGTTGGGGAACGTCTCGCGGTAGACCGCGATCGCGCGGTACGCTTCCTCGTCCGACAGATAAATGCCGGTCTGCGCGAGCACGGTCTCGCGAAACTTGAACCAGCCCAGCTGATAGCCCGCGCCTAACACGAGCGTCTTGCCGACGAACCGCTCCTTACTGTCCTTCGAGATCCGGCTGGCGGGGATGCCATACACCTGCGCCGCCATCTGTTCGTAGATCGGCTCGCGGCGGCGGAAGGCCTCGAGCAGGCTGGTCTCGCCCGCGAGCCACGCCACGCCGACCGCTTCGACGGACGAGAAATCGGAAGCCCCGATCTCGTATCCCTCGCGCGGGATGATGGCGCCGCGCAGCATCCGCGAAATCATCTCCAGCGGCGGGCCCCACAGGGCGTCTACGAGCTCCCTCCCGCCGTCGAGCAGCTGGCGGCACTCGTCCCAGTCGGGTGGCACATCGCGCGGGAGGTTCTGCACCTGCAGACCGTGCGAGATATATCTGCCCGTGTTAGCCCCATGGTAACCAAAAAGGCCGCGCACCACGCCCTCGCCGTCGGCCCGGTGCTCGATCGCGTCCAGCTTGCGGGTGGATATCTTCCCCGCCTCGTAGCGAACGATCAGGGCCACCCTGGCCGCGCCGGGCAGCTCGCCCGCCAGCAGGCGCAGGACGTCCCTCCGCCGCAGGTCGGGCAGGTCATCGCGTGGATCAGGCGTGCCCCCGGCGGCCGCCACATCCTCGTCGAGCACCTCGACATCGACCTCGACCTCTTCCTGCGTTTCAGCGGCGATGCCCGGGTCGGCCGTCGTGTAAACCGGCGGCGTCAGGTCGACGTTCTGCCGGATCAGCCATCGCTTGAGATCGGTGACATTGGACGCCTTCTTCACGGCTCCGCCGGTCGTGCGGAGCATGTCCTCGTCCAGCAGCACACGCGCGTCCTCTCCGACCACGCGCGCGGCGCGAACGAAATCCAGATCGAACCGCACGCCGCGATCGTTGATGATCTCGGTCTCGCGCCAGACGTTGACCTCATCGTCCGACAGCGGGCGCAGACCCTTGTCGAGGGCACGTTCAACGCGCACATCGAAGCTGCAATAATCCGAGAGGCGGGTCATCCGCTCCTCATCCTCCCACCACGTCACATCTCCACCCGGCAGCACCGCGCGCGGGCGGCACATGCGGAGCATCAGGGCATGGCCCTGGAGGTCTTTGCGCACGTCCAGGCCCATCGCCTGCGCCGCACCGTCGAGGGCGCCCGGCAGCGCCTGCGCCCGCGCGCGGGCCATGGTGCAGACCCACCTCTCGATCGGCACCGTCGGCCAACCATATCGCGGGTGCAGGATCAGCAGCAGGATGATCCGCTCGAACGCCGCGTTGTGCGCGACCACGCGCACATCCGGATCCGCGAGGGCATCGAGATATTTCTGCGGGAGCGGGCGCCGCGCGGGAAGGCCGGGGCGGCCATCGCAATCGGGTGCGCAGCCCGGCCAGCTACACCTGGAGCCGCGATAACACGGCACGACGCTGTTGATCTGCGGGGCCGGCGGCCGCCATTCGCACGGTGGCTCGTCTCCGAGAGCGAGGCGAGCCACCGTTACGGATGTGGATGGGTGCGCGGCGTAGATGTAGACGCCGGTCTTGCGCAGATCGACGGTCGAACGCGTTTCGCAGTCCCAGTAGAGGGACTGCGGCATTAATCGGCCGGTGACTTAAACAAACGCGCACGCACGGCCGCGTCTTTGGCTTCAAGCAATTTGCGCAACGCCACTGTGCGTTCTGGATTACGTGGTAAAGTAGTGACGATCTGTTCCGCCAGCACGCCAAATAATTGCGATGTTGCCTGCAAATCCGGAGGCAAGTGCGCATAGGCAAAGAATTGCAGAATGGGTTCCTCAGGCATGTGTGAGCTCCTCCTGGATCAGAAGCTGTCGGCCATTTCTTCCGCTTCGATGTCGAAATCCTTCGACGGGTCGGAGCGGCCGAAGGTGGTGTCGCGCCGCAGGAGCTGGATGTTATTGAGCCCTAACGACACGCCGACCCCTTCCTTCATGTCATAAATGAACGGCCGGGCAGTGACCTTCGCCCAGCGACCGGCCCAGAGCTCTTTCGGGTCCGTCACCTCGACCGTCGGATCGAAGCTGACGATGCGCGGCATCTCCGAGCTCGTGACGTGCACGAAGTGCCAGCCTGGCTCGTATCCTGCCAGGTGCGGCTTCTCGGCGCAGTCCCGCACGACCTGCTCGTGCGTGCGGGCGCGTGTGGGCCATTTCTTCCGGTCCTTGCCCCACGCCATCTCCTCGAGTTTGATGCACGCCTCGATGATGAACGCGAAATTGTAATCGGGCGGGAGGAGCAGCGTCAGGTCGTATCTGTTACCCCTCGGCGTTTCCTTCGGCACGAAGATGTTGGGAAACGAAATCCGCCCCGCGCCGATGCGCAACGCGTCGCCGTCCCACTTGGGTGTCTGTGCCATGGTTTCACTGTTCCTCGGTTTCATTGTTAAATTCCAGGGCCGCGACAACCGTCGCTTCGATCGCCGGTCGCGGGTCGTCGACCGGAACCAGGGTGGTACCCGGGTCCGTCCATGTGATCAGCTTGTCCCAGCCGGGGGGCTTGGCCAGCCTGACGCGTTTCAGCGCCTTCTCGGCTTGCGCGGGGCTCAACAGTTCCCGTGGCGCAAACCGGTTTTCTTCCAAAAGGAATGTTAGTGCATCTGACGCGCGGTCCTCGTCCGCCCAGCGGCGGGTCGATCGCTTGCCCGCAAGCTTCCAGCCGGGGATCACGGTCCCGCGCCTGGCTTCGCCAAGAGCGTGCGCCTCGACGGCGGCGAGCCAGATCCTGAGCAGGGATGCATGTGACAGGATGCGACCCAGCTGCTCAGTCGTGAGATCGGCGGGCAAAGCGGGCAAAGGCAGGCGCTCGTCCAGGGAGCGCTCATCGTCAAATTCGGACGCGGCGACAGCCAGGGCCTGTTGACGCAGGGCCGGGCAGACCGGTGCGCCCTTGCAGAAGGTGCAGTGATCGCCGGGGATCGCGGCCGCGTCGGGGGCGGTCGCACGTTCGGCGATTTCGATCAGATCCGCCGCCAAGTCCATCACCTCGTCTGGGGTGAGCTCGGTGGTCTGGATGCTGTTGCGACGCGGCTGCACGACGCAAAGCGTTATCTTGTCGATGCGAACGCCTGCCGGCAGGGATTGCACGACGCCGAGGGCGTAACCGGCCAATTGAAAATTGGGGCGGCCGTCCGGGCGGCGCACGGGGACAGGGTGACCGCCACCCGTCTTCAGGTCACCGACCCACAAGGCCGGCGGCGACACGATCACCGCGTCTGCCGTGCCCCAGTAAAGGTCGTGCAGGGCGGCCAGGCTGAACTGGTGCTCGACCAGCAGCTCGCCGCCCAGGAGCTCGTGCGCGGCACGCACGAGGGCCAGCCAGGGCGCGACGATATCCTGCCCGTCTACGTCGTCGGGCAGCACCCCGGAGGCCTCCTGGCCGCCTTCCAGCGCCTCTGCGGCTGCGGCGTGCAGCCCGGTGCCGCGCAGGGAGTATTCCGTTTCGCGGCCGGGGCGGCCCTCTTCGAGGCGCATGGACGCAGGGCAACAGAACCGGCGCTCCAGCACCGACATGCCCAACGGCGAATGCCCCCTTGCGGACGATTGGCCCCGATCAGCCACGGGCGTCAGGCCACTGCCGGGCGATACTGCTGCAGGGCGGCGTTCGCCGCGTCCTCGATCGCTGGCCAGCTGGTCTGCGGGCAATCCATCAGCCGCTTGTTCCCGCCATGCTCGGTCAGGATGGCGATCACGCCTGCAACGCGCTGGGGATGGACATCCGACACGCTCGACAGCAAGGCGCGCATGGCGGGCTCGGCGAGGGGCTGGCGTCCGGCACCGTCGCCCGCGCCGTTCGCCTTGTCACGCGCGGGTGCCTTGGGTGCTTTGGTCTGAGTGACCTTCGGCTTGCCTTGCGTGCCCTCGTCAGTGATTGATGGCGACGCAGCGGGCGGGTGGGCTGAGGGGGGGGGAGCCAGGCTTTGCTCGCCCTCGACGCGTAGCGGATCGGCGGGATCAACCAGGCCCCGATCGAAATCCGCCTCGTTCATCGCCCGCTGCAGGGGTAGGTGCAGGTTCATGTGATGACGCAGCAGCAAAGCTGCCAGCGCCTCGTCCGAGACCTCGAGGTCGAAGGTCATCGTTATCGTGCCTTTCGGCATCAGGGGCTCCCTTCATAATTTCGTCGACGAGATATTTTTTCCGGCGCAGCACGGCTGCCACACGCGCATCGACCGAGCGCGCGATGGCCAGGATCGACGCGTGCACCGGGCGCGTCTGACCGGCGCGCATGAAGCGGCCGATCGCCTGATCGACGTCAGCTGGTGTCCACGCGGTCTCGAGCAGCAAGACACGCCTGCAGCACTGCAGGTTCAGGCCGTGACCCGCCACCACCGCCTGCGCAACGAGAACACGGTCTGTTCCAGCGCGGAAGCGGGCGATCGCGATCTCACGCAGACTGCCGGACGTATCGCCCGTTAACAAACCACAACCATGCGGGCGCAACTTTTCAGCCAGGTAACGGAGTGCATCGAGATGTAACCCGAACACGGCCACACGGTCGGCGCCGCCCATTATCTCGGCGCTGACCAGATCGACCACCGCCTCGGCCTTGGCTAACGCCGTCACCCGCCGCATCGACGCGAGGGGGAGCAGCATCGCCTGCAGGCGCTGCCATGCCGCCGGGCTGCCGCCCTCGATCTGCGTGCAGATAATATCGATCTCGCGCGCCTGACCGGGCGTTAGAGAGGCTTCCATCTCCCGGCGATGGCGGGGGCTGATCTCCAGCGGGACGGTGTCGACCATCAGGGGCGGCAGGTCGTGCACGTCACGCAGACGGATCTGCGAGCTGCAGCGCGCGAGGATGTCGTGCAGTTGATCGAGGTGCTTACCGCCCACGATCTGCATGCCGTAAGTCCGGTGTTCGAGTTTGCAGAACCGGTCCAGGAAGTGCTGGAACGTGTCGAGCCCCGGCAACAGCTGGGGGAACAAACGCGACAGATGTGGCCAGAGCTCGTCGGGTGAATTCGAGACGATCGACCCGGTTAAAATCCAGACGCGATCGCAGCGGAGGTAGAGGGCGCCCTTCGATGTCGGCCTGGCGCCGTAGAACGCCCGCGTACGAACGGCGCGGCCGTGCGCCAGGGCGTGGCCCTCGTCGCAAACGCAGGAGGCCCACTGGAGTTTAAACAGCTGCCTCCAGACCGGGATCGTGCGCATCAGGTCGTAAGAAATCAGGACGACGTCCGCGCGCGGGTCGATCGTGGTGCGCCCGGTGCGCACCACCTGGACCCTGGCGCCGGGGCGCAACTCCCCGACCACCTGCAAGGTCTGTGGGATTAAAATCGCCAGGGTCACCCACAGCTGGCGGCCGCCAACCACGGCACCCGCCTCGACGGCCGCGTGCGTCTTGCCAACACCGGGATCCCACAACAACAACCAGTGACCGAGGGCGAGATCGGTCAGCGCCTGGCGCTGGTGCGCCCAGAGGGTGGTGGTCATCACCAGGCTTCCGGCGGGATCGGCTCACTCCGGAACCGGCCGGATGCAAGCAGCTCGTCGACCGTACTCCGAAGGATCACCACCTTGCGCGTGCCAATGTGCACGCTCGGGACAAGCCCTTTCGCCGCGTAGGCGTAGAGGGTCCGGCGGGGCATCCCCAGGATTTCTGCGGCTTGCGGCACGGTATAGGTCGCGCGGGTCGGGGCGGGCCGCCGGAGTGATGCCGACATTTGCTTGCCACCGGGGGCTATTGAGATTTGATGCTGCGCCCCGCTGCACCAGACGCGCAAGTGAATTGCTTCAACAATGGTGGGGTCGTGCCACTCGCGCGAGCAATGCAAGATTGTGTTGCGCACAGAATGCTAAACGCGCAATGTGTGTATTGATATCGCAAACACAGGAGAACAGGATGGCGTTGGGCGCGGCGGTTTCATCCGCATCGATGGGCAAGGATCAGATGGCATGGGCACGCGACGCGCTTGCGCGCGCAAAGCTGACCCAACGAGATGTGGCGCGCGCCTGGCGCGCGTCGGAGAGCACGGTCTCGAGGTGGCTGGACGGTATCCAGGCGAGCGACCTGCCAGTGAGCCACGCCGTGCAATTCGCGAACATGGTGAAGCTGGACATCCACGAGGTGGTGACACGCCTGGGCTACCCGCCAGATGTGATCGACGAGGAGCAGCGTCCCGTGACAGCCGAGAACACGCCACCGATCCCGACCGTGTCGATGACGCCCGGGCGCGGCCGCGGCGGGCAGTGGCAGCTGCTCCTGCACCTCGAACTGAGCCCGGGTGCGATCGCCAGAATTATCACCGGCCTCGAGGAAAACGCCGCCGATCAGCGCACGGCGGGGTCGGCATGACGTCAAAGGGAGCGGCCTGCGTCCCGGCCACATTCTGCCCGCACTGCAACTACGAGCTCACCGCCGCCACGCCCCACGACGGCGGGCCTGATAAACCCCGGCCAGGGGACTGGAGCGTCTGCTTCAGTTGTGGAGGACTGCTGCGGTTCGACGGGTGCCTGCGCTCAGCGGCTGGCTCGGCGACCGAACTCGCGCGCGAGCCGCCAGAGCTGCGGCGCATGGTGCAACGGCTGCAGGCGACTGCCAGGAGGCCGAGGGATGGATGAAGCGCGCACTAGGTGCGCGTATTGCGCATGACGGTTCCTGTTGCACTCCACGCACAATAGCGCCTACAAGGGGTCTCCGGCGGGGATGGGCCCCGCCGGCCGGAGTGCCATCCGATGACCGACCTGACCAAAACCGCCAATGCCCTGCACTCTAAAATCTGGCCGCTCGTGGGCCAGCAAATTGCCGAACGCAGCGATGGCGACGTCGCCACGGAAAACGCGCTGATGAACGCCGCAGTGGCGCGATACGCACCCCTGCTGCTGGAGACGCCCACCGAAATTCTCGGGCTGATCTGGGGCGTGCACCCCGACGAAGCAGTCAAATGGCGCGAGGATATCCGCGCCACCCTCGCCGCCGCCGGGAGTGATCCATTCGACGCTTTTGTGGAAGCCGACAGCGCCCCGCGCGCACCAGTAAAGCTCACCCCATACCCGGTCATCAGGCAGCGTGACATCGCGCGGGGCTGCACGCCGCGCACCCGCGAGGAATATGCCGCCGACTGCCGCGCGCGCG